CACTATCACACTTTACGATCCGATTGTCCCATCTGCCGCCTCTGCCGTCATAGAGTGGTTGAGAACACATCACGAGAGTTCTACTGGTCGTGATGGATACCAAGACTTCTATAAGAAAAACGTTAATTTCAAAGTATTGGGACCTGTAGGTGACATCGTTGAAAAGTGGACTTTATATGGTACATACATTCAAGATGCTACTTTTGGTGATTTAGATTTTACCACATCAGATCCACTTGAAATTACATTACAATTAAAATACGATTACGCTATATTGGAGTTCTAAATGAAAAACTTACTAAAGATATTTTTATCACTTGTTTTTATCTTCGGTGCTGTACCAGCATTAAATGCTCAAGCACCAACATGTGCTGAAACCTGTGAGATGAGTTGTGCTGATGAGATAAAGAAAAAGAAGAAGAAAAAGAAGAAGAAAGGCGCTAAAGGTAAGAAAAAGAAGAAAGGTTTTTTCTCGAAAGCATTTGGCTCTAAGTAGCCACTAGTTACAACATCAAGGAGTTATAATGTCAGAACATAAGTTCCCTACGGAAGTTATAGATTTACCCTCACAAGGAAAGGTATATCCCAAAGATTCTCCACTTGCCAGTGGTAAATTAGAATTAAAATACATGACGACAAAGGAAGAAGATATCCTTATGTCTCAGAATTTAATTTCAAAGGGTGTGGTTATTGACAAACTAATGGACAGTTTGATTGTAACCGAGGGTGTGAAACAAGATGATTTATTACTAGGAGATAAAAATGCTGTATTAGTCGCTGCTCGTATTCTAGCTTATGGTCCTGAATATACAGTGAGTACACAAGATCCAAGAGATCCTGAACAAGTTATAAATCACACATTTGACCTATCTAAATGTCCGTTCAAAGAACCAGTTGATGGTGTGGATTATACCGATAATTCTTTTGAGTACACCACTTCTATTGGAAAAAATAAATTAAAGTTTAAACTACTCACTGGTGTTGAAGAGAAACTCATGGAGAAAGACATAGAACAATCTGCTAAATTTGGATATGAATCATCTATAACGACAAGACTACGTTATATGATAACAGAAGTTGATGGAGATGCATCAAAAGAGACCATAAATACTTACACACAGAATATGTTAGCCAGAGATTCAGCTGCTTTTAGAAAACACGTTCAGGACATAACACCTGATATAGAATTGACACAAGAAATCGAATTAGGAGGTGATACAGTGAGCGCTTCAATTCCGCTTACTGTCGAGTTTTTTTGGCCTAGCTCCATCGAATAAAAAAGAAATACACCAATCTATCTTTTATTTCATCTATGGTGTTCCTGGTTTCACCTTTGATGATGTCTATAGTATGCCAGTTCATTTAAGAAATTATTATTTTCAAGAATTAATGGATTTAAAGAAAAAAGAAAAATCTCAGATTGATAAAGCAAATCAACAACCAAAACCAACCATTCCAAGACACTTTCAACCTAAGAAATAATCACTTCTTTCATATTTATAGTTGTATAACCATATAAGGAACTTTCATGGCAAATGGTGTCAGAGATAAAAAAGACGTTCAAAACTTAAATACCTTAAAAGATATAAATCAGGAATTAGATAAACAGATTAGACTTAGGGATAAAAACGCAGCATCACAGAAGACAGAAGAAGAAAGAGCCGAATATATTCTATCATTAGAAAAACAAAGAAAATCAATTCAAGATGATCTTAACAAGGAAACACGATCTACAATTTCCTTAAATAAAACCATAAATTCTCTTAAAAAAGACGCTCAAAAAGCAGAAGAAGCAACAAATAAATCCATTCTCACTAGGATATCTGCTATAGCCAAAGGTAATGTATTAGAAGCTTTTGGTGTAGGACAGAGTAAAGAGCATTTAAATGCCAGTAAAGAATTAGCAAATGAAGCCGTAAAAGCTGCTCAAGGTTTTAAAGATTTAGCTAATAATAATAAACTTTCTAAAGGACAGGCAGAAGGTCTTGCTCAAATATCAGCTGATATAAGTGCGGGTATAACAACTGATAATGATGAGATTAAAGATAGGATAAAAAATCTTGGTGTAGAAGGGGATATTGGTAAGGATGCTCTTTCATCATTAACAGATGTTAACAAAAAACAAAAAGTATCCTCTACTTTAGGAAAAGCCAATGCTGCTCGTGCTGCTAATTTTGCAAAAGCGCTGGGAGTAGCTGGTGCAGCATTTGCTCTTTTAAAATCTATAGCGGAAAAATTTGCAGGTATTCAAGATGCCATAGGTAAAGAATTTGGAAGTCTCGTATCCCTAACTGATGGGGTTCAGAAAAATATATTAAAATCAAATGTTCAAGCATCAAAACTAGGTGCTTCAGTAGAGGATGTTGTAAGTGCCACATCAACGTTATCAGGTGAGTTCGGTGTAGGTACTACAGAAGCTGCTAAGTTGGCTGGTCAAACCATAGATACATCTAAAGCTATTGGTTTATCCGTAGCAGAGACAGGTAAGTTAATTGGAACTCTGATGACCACTTCTGGTTTATCTTTTGATCAAGCTGAGAGACTTGCCGAGGGTGCTAGTCAACTGGCAAATATGAATAATGTCAATCCTAGTGCTGTATTAAAAGATATGGCTAGTTCTGCTGAAGAGTTTGCTTCATTTTCACAAGATGGTGGGGACAATCTTGCTCGAGCAGCTGTTCAAGCTAGAGCCATGGGTATATCTCTACAAACCACTGCAAAAGTATCCGAAGGATTATTAAATTTTCAAGACAGTATTACGAAAGAAATAAACGCATCGGTTCTGATTGGTAGACAATTGAATTTGCAAAAAGCTCGTGAGTTAGCCCTTAGTAATGATATTGAAGGTGCTATGAGAGAAGTTGTAAAACAAGTTGGTACGGAATCTGAGTTCAATAGGTTGAATTCAATTCAAAGAAAAGCTTTAGCGGATTCTATTGGGGTTAGTGTGGCTGATATGGCGAAATTAGTTGCAAATCAAGATAAATTAAATGTTGCAGCTGGTGCATCTGCAAAATCATTCAGAGATTTGTTAGGAAAAGAAGGATTATCGAATTTAACACAATTGACAAATGAATTAAAAACATTTGGTGTGATAATAACTAATGTTCTAGGTCCTCCTTTGATGTTAATAGTCAAGGGTTTGAATCAAGTATTAACATTAGGTGGTTTACTAAACGTTGGTCAAATGAACGATGGTGTTGTAGGACCTGGTGGAATATCAATGATGGCAGGTTCTGCAGGTGTATTTAAATTAAACCCACGAGATTCAGTTATGGCAACTACCAATCCAATACCTGTTAACGATATAGTTAAGACTGGTGCAGCTGGTGCCTTTGGTCAAGGTTTTGATTTATCAGCACTTTTACAAAAATTTAATTTCAGTGCAAGGGTTCGTGGTAGAGATTTAGTATTCTTATCTGATAGACCAAATGCTGGTTCTGATGCAGGATATGAGGCGCTTACATAATGGCTAGTGGATTGACAAAATTAGGATCAGTTTTTTTAGATACACCAGATCAGACCACTTATGACGCGCCTAATCAGCAGAATAATTTAACTGAAAATGAACAAAAATTAAACGATGGTTTTCCCACACCACTTTTAGAAGATCAATTAGGGGATATCGAAGGTGGTGCTTTTGACTTTGGAACTAAAAATCGATATTCTGGTATAAATCCAGAAGTTGAACATGGTGGTATATCATTTAAATACTCACCTATAGAAAATCAAGAACCAAATCCCCCATCTAGTTTTAACTTAAAAAAATCAGAGGAATCACCTAGTTTATTTAGCTACAGTGGATATGAAAATGAACAAGGGGTTACGATAGGTAATAATTTTTATGAGGGTTTATCAACTGAAAATCCAAAAATAAGAAATCAATTTGTCAATGGAGCTGGTATTGGAATTGATAGAGACTTGGGTGTTTCTGAAAATTTAAAATTAGAATCTATTTATGATCCCACTCATGGTTCTAATTATGCAGATATACAAAAAGCTTCTGGTGTTGGTTCGACTAAATATTTAGATATCAGAGCCAGTAATCCACCAAATTTTGAACAAAGGGGTGAGAATAAAGGTATACAACCTTATATTGTTCAACCAATAGGATCAAGTAGATATTCAAAGGGGGTTGATAGAGATTATTTTCCAATCAATGCTTTAGTAGATGATCAAGAAAGATTCAGTAAATTTATTGGTAGTGAAAAAGGTATTAATTCATTATTAAGAGAAAATGTCACACAATATGTGTTTGGAGTTGAAAAAAGTGAATTAGCATTAAACCCATTAGCTGGTTTAATGGCACCACCCACAGCACCTTGGTATCAAACTGGTTTTTTAAACGTATTACATGGACCTATCAATGATTTACCAGGTCCTTTGGGAAGTTTAAGAAGACCATTTAAAGTTGAACATTCAGATAAATCAAATCTTGGTTTTCCTTTTAAAAATCTCGGTGATAGATTTCCAAAAGCTGCTATGGGAGTGCTTAAAAAAGCTCTTGCCACTCCTATACCAGATAAAGTTCCAAAACCTCTAAAAAAGGTAGCCGAAGATTTAAAAATCAAAGCTATAAAAGAGGTAACAGAAGAAATTCAATTACCATTAACAGGAAAACCAACTCCATTTTTTGATTTATCTAAAGGACCTAGAGAAACTAATTATTTAGACAGAGTATCTTTACAACATGTTGTTTCAACAGAGGTTGATGAGGAAATAGCAGAAGATGGTGATTTTTATGTGAGAATAAAAGATTTACGAGGTGATGGTAGACTAATTTATTTCAGAGGATTTGTAACTGGTATAACTGAAAATGTAACTCCAACTTTTAACCCAACACAATATATTGGTAGATCAGAAGATGTGTATATTTATCAAAAAGCGGAAAGAGATTTAACTTTTAATCTTCGAGTTGCGCCATCAAATTTTTTACAACAAGAGACGATGTATAATAAATTAGACCATTTAACTAGTTTAGCTTATCCAAAATATTTAGAAAGTTCTGGTACTAATAGTTTATCAAGAATGCAACCACCTTTTACAGAATTGTACATGGCACATATCGGTAGCAAAGCAAAGGGGCAGTTTGGTTTCATCAAATCCTTAACCTATACTGTAAGTGAACAAGGTGATTGGGATGCTTTACAATCATTACCAAGAGTTTTTGATATAGCCATTGGTTATCAGATTTTGAACAAAAAACCACCATCACTGGCTACAATTGGTGAAACTGGTTTCTATAGGTTGAGATAATGAGTAGATACGATACAGTTGGAAAAATAGAGGATAAAAAAATTCAAAGAATTGGAACTGCAACCTTACCTGAGTATGAAGAAAAAAATTCTGATACATTGTTGATTGCAACACATGGTGATAGATGTGATTTATTATCACAAGAATTCTATGGAACACCTGATTTTTGGTGGTTTATAGCAACCGTAAATAAGTTATCTACAAATAACATTCCAGCAGGAAAACAGTTAAGGATACCTCTGTCTACAGAAGAAGCAATCTTGGAGTAATTCATGGCTGAATTCAAAAAAAGAGTATTTGGTGAAAACGTACCCAAGGATATTCAAACAAAAATAAAAAAACTTGCCAGTGGTGGTTTTAAAACACAAGGCGGTGATGGGATTGAAGGTGGTGATTTAAATCCAATTTTTGATCCACAGCAACCATCGTTTGAAAAATATCTAGGAGAAAGAACTCCAATAACGAGAATGTGGACTGCAGTTAGTATTTTAAATTATACTGGTATACCACCTTATGGTGAAAATATTGAAACAGAAAACGGTGAACATTTTTATTATCCATTAAATGATAAAAAAAAGAAAAAAGTAGTTCTTGCCAAAGATAGTGACGCGGATATAAGATATTTTACTGTTAACCAACATGATGAAAAAAATACTTATACTGATCCTTTAAGACAAAGAAAATCAATAAGAAAAATTCAAGAAATATCACAATTAAGTGAAAAAAATTCTAATCAATTTTTAAAACCAGCAGCTGGTATCACATCAGTTACATCAAAAACCGAAGGTGCGTTAGGAGCTATACAGAGAACAATAGTTGAATTTATAGTGCATAATAGACATGATTTTGAAAATATATTCTTACCTTATTTTATGCGACCTGGTTCTATAGTGTGTGTTGATTATGGATGGTCTGATGTTGAATTATACAATCCAAGAAGTCACATCGATGCAAAAGATATAGAAATGAGAGAATTTGATGAATTTATATACGGTGAGCCAAAACAAAAAAAAGGTTTTTTAAGAAAACCAAAACATCTTGGAAAAATAAACACCACTTTAGGAAATGTTGTTAGTTATGATTCAACTGTGACACCAGAAGGATCGTTTCAATGTTCAATAGAAGTAGTATCTCGAAATGCTAGTATTTTAGATAAGGAATTGAGTGATGATAATAAATTAAAATTTCTTTTTGCATCTGTTATAGATGATTTATTGGTTGAGGTTTTGATGAATGCTATAAAAGTTACGCCAGATACTACTGAAGAATTTGGTGAAGGATATGTTGCAAGTGCTCAGACGTTTCAGAATTTAAGTTTAAAAGATATTGAATACTTGTTAAATAGTTCAGTGGATATTAATACTGATCAAGATACTAAAGCATTTTTTTCAGCTCTGTCTGATGGAACAGAGTTGGGTGTAATTACCGAAAACGGATTAAAAGTTGGTATATTTCATCAACACGTCAAATGGGATCAATGGACATCCTATCTTGGTGGCTCGGTAAAACTTAAAGGAAATGATGCTCGTGATACTATAGATGCTGAGGAGACAACTTACATAGCCTGGGGATTATTTGAAGATTTATTTCTTAATAATTTTGTAATCGGTGCGGTTGAAACTTCGGCTGATGGTGAAAATCCAGTAATTTTTGAAAAAGATTATGATAACGATTACTCAAATAGATTTGACAGTAGGAATAGTTTTGTCAGATGGGATGAAGATTTAGCTGCAATACAAAGACAAGATTTAATATCTGGTGAGCAACTCACACCTTTTTTAATACCCGATCAATGGGATGCTACATATAATTTTAATAGAGTAAAACCTAAAGCATCTGATTTTGGTATTAAAAATGCAGAAACAGGTTGGTATACTGAACTATGTAAATCTAAAAGATTTCCAAATTATGAAACAAAACAAGTTATCCCATTCAGAGATGTTTTTGTGTCAGTGGGATTAATTCAAGCTGCGTTTAGACAGGCAGATAGTCTAAATGATGCTTTAATTTTTATCTTAGATGAACTAAGTAGTAGTACGACTAAAGTTTGGAATTTAAAAATGCGAGCTGGACCGGCAAACACAAAAATAAGTATTCAAGATGTGAATTTATTTCCACAGGTTAAGAAAAAAGAAGAAATGTTGATTTTTGATGTAACAAGTGAAACTTCTATAGTTAGTAATTTAGATTTAAAATTTACAACACCAAAAGATGGTCTGTCTTCTATTTTAGCGATTGGTAATTTACAATCTCCAACTTACATAGACCAAATGGTTATGGGTTCATTAAATTATTTAAATTTATTAAATAAACCAGAAGGTAAGGAAAATTTTCCAACAGTGGTGAGAAGTTTACCAATACAAGGTAGTGCTAAAAAACCGTTAATAGAACAAGTGGGAAAATTAGATTATCAAAATTTTAGAAATATTGTAGAGACTTTCGATGAAGAAATAAATATCACAGGAGCTAAAACAGTTTACGAAACATATCTGAATTATCAACAATCAATTAATAAAAAAGTAAAAAAAGCAAAGGAACAAAAAGAACAAGCTTGGAATATAAATCCTAAACGTCTTGAAAAATTTGTTGACTTAGAAATACTTGACTCTCCACGAGAATATTATAAAAAAATAATAAATACAAAATATAATGGAGCTGATAATGATGCTAGTATATCACCAATTTTACCAATTGAGTTAAATTTAACTGTGTATGGAAATACTTTTTTACAAATAGGAGATTATTTTAGTATAAATTATTTACCAGAATATTATCGTGACAGAGTTTTCTTTCAGATTTATGGTATAGAGGATAAGGTTGATGTTAATGGTTGGCAAACCACATATAATCCATGTGTGATGCGGGTTCAACCTGATAAAAAGGGTATAGCCAACGCTGGAAATCCAATGAGTATGATGCAAAAAAGTTTAAGATATAAAACCAGAGGTTCTAGAGCGGGATTAGGTGCTGTAAAAAATTGGATGTCTCTTTTTTTGCGTGTAGATGATCATATGGGTAAGGAAGAAATTATTGATGATTACATGGTGGGTGTTCAAGATATTAAATTTAAAGACAAAAATTTAAATAAAGAATATGGTTTGACATTTAAAGCATTTCATATTAAATGCAGACCTTATTCTGATTGGCTAATGATTTCAGATGATAATGAGTCACAAGCTGCGGGAACACAAGAAAAAAATGCGTCTCGATATTTACAATCATCAGGTGAAAAAAATCAAAACTTTGATTCAGTTAGGGATTTAGCACTAAGCCTTGCTGTTAGAGATGCCTTGCTTAAAAAAGGTGTTCTTAATTTTGAAGATTTAGATCGTCCTGTAAATGTTACAAATAAAACAGCTGCTGGTGATCAACTTGCGCATATGAATAGTGGAAGTCCTATTATACATGTTCCACCAGACCAACTAAACCAATATTATGAATTTGAAGGAGAAATGGCTGGTAAATTTGGTTTTTTAATTGACGGAATATCTCGTATAACACCAAAAAAAGATTATTATGAAGAAACGATAGCAGAACAGGATCTTTTTTTCGTTAATTATGCTAATGAAAAAAAACCATTTAACCTTGGAGTCTTTAACAAACCAAATAATGAATATGCTACCTTTCCAGCTTTTGTTTCTAAAATAATTCTCCCATTACCATCTACAGGATATTCATATAATTCTCATACAGACGAGAAACTTGCATCTAAGTACACAGATTTAACTCATATTGAAATAAAAGGACGAAGTTGCTATAATAATATTTTTATACCAGATATATTTTTACGTCCTTTCACAACAAATGACACCGCGAGAACTGCAGAACAAATAGCAGCATCCATCCAAGTTTTATATAAAAAATATGAAAAGATATTACAAGACTTACTATTAGAAGAATTAGATAATACAACGAAAAAAGAAAAACTCGGCAAAACATACAACGAATTAATATTTGGAAAAAAACCTGGATTTTCATAAACCTACATAAAAAAACTTGACATTTACGTAAAAAATCCATAACTTATGATATGGTAATCTGTATCAATAAGTATCCCATGTGGAGTAAGTGCCACCCAAAGAACACACCTGTACTGATCTATGATAACTTTGATGATAAAGTGCTCTATGCTAACCATTACGATTATCAGGTAGACAATTTAGATTATAAAATCTTAACACACGATCCTGATAGAGAAAATTACCTGGGTTTTGATTACAGAACGTTCAAACAACTCGATGTGAATTATCAAGACATAAATAGCATTCACTATTGGTTATATAACAAACCCAAATGGGAAATACAACATGATAGGTTTTATACATCCAGCGATATGGAAGATTTTCCCTATTACAGATCATTTGACAAACTCGTGGAACAATGCAGATCAATGGGTAAGTATCAAATCAACGATAGGATATTTAATCAAGCTGATTTCGAGTTTTTTCAGACTTATTACCACAGAGCTTTCTATAATATTGAGAAAAATGGTATTGGGGTGAATGAAAACTTCCTAAAGGTGTTTGGCAACAAGTATAAATCGTCAATTTATGATAAAAAGGTCTATCAGAACTATAATTTCTACACAAGCACCTCTAGACCATCAAATGCCATAAATAATTTGAATTTTGCTGCCCTTACCAATGAACAACGCAAGTGTTTCTCACCACTGAACGATATTTTCGTAGAATTTGACTATGATGCATATCATCCGAGATTAATTGGTCAATTAGTTGGTTATAAGTTTCCAGATACATCGGTTCACGAGTATCTGAGTGAGAAATATGGTGTGAGTGTTGATGAGGGTAAGACCAAAACCTTTCAATACATGTATGGTGGTATTCCCAATGATGTTGCTAACAAAATCGAGTTTCTAAACAAAACAAAGAAGTTTATCAAAGCTCTATGGGAAGAATATCAAGATAATGAGTTTATCAAGACTCCAAGATATCGCCGAATCATGTATAAGGAAAATCTAGTCAATATGAACCCACAGAAGCTGTTTAACTACTATATTCAGGCTCATGAGACCGAGAGTAATGTTGACACGTTATACGGTTTACATACATATTTATATAGTAAGGAGACAAAAATCGTACATTATAACTATGACAGCTTTTTATTTGATTATAGTCGGAAAGATGGGGTGGATACTATTTATAAGATACAAGATGCATTACAAAGATTAGGTTATAAAGTCAAGTCCAAAGCCGGACACACTTATGGAGATTTAAAGGATTATGAGTTTACCAAAAAATTTGATTGAAGAAAAACTTCTTTTTGAAAAGTATAATTATTCAGAAGAAGATAAGATTATTTTTAGAGAGTGGAGAGATGCCATTCGTGATGAGTATCAAATTAAAGGAGATATAGAGGTTTATCCCAATCGAAAAAATGCAGGTCACGTTTTAATTTTAAAAGAGATGATGTTGAAAAAAGGTTTTACATCTGATCAAGCAAATTCAATTCTTTTGATATTAGAGAAAGACAAGGATGACGATTATACCTCTATAGGTTTTAACAGTTATGCTTTAAAGAAAGACCTACCTAATAATTGGAAAAAGGGTGATGATATACCCGATGGTGTGCAAAGATTTACCAAGGATGATGCTGGTAATTACAATCCAGTTGGTGGAGATGATGGGAAGAAAGATGATTCACCTCAAGTAAAACCAAAGACAAATCCAAATTTTGATCAAACCAATATTGATGGTGATCATTTAACGAATAAAAAACCTGAAAAGGAAAAGAAAAAGAAAAAAGCCAGTGATAAAAATAAAGAATTAGATCAAAGTATAAATACACTTGAACAAGAAACATTCAGTAAAACTGAAACCGAACCAAGTGATGAAGATTTTGAAGAATCTAATAGAGAAAGTGCGGCTGATAATCCAATTGATTTTGAAGAAGAGATGAAACAATTTGAACCACATAAGTTTCCAAAAAAATATTTAAAAACATTTGGTAGAATGTTAAATACAAAATTACCATTAAATAGTAAAACAAAAAGTTTAACACATTATACCAAAGAGGGTGGGGCTGGTGAAATTAGGTCTCAAGCCGGTGAATTGATTGGGATGTTAGCTAGTTCAATTCAAGATCCCAAACAACGAGAAGAATTTCTTCAAATGTTAGAAGAACACATGGATAATAATGGTAATAATCTGATTGCTAATAAAAGTTGGGTTAAAGCGGCTAGAGAAAATAATCAAGCCATAGACGATTCATTAAATACTGAATTTCCTGATGGTTATGAAGTTGTGGCTAGTGCTTGGGATGTGGATAGTGAAGCAGAAGCTTTAGGGATGGAGCCGCCAATTGGTAAAAACAAAGGTGAATCAACTGATCAATATATGAAGGTAAAGACACCAGATGGTAAGGTTCATTTGATAGAAATTTCCTTAAAAAAAGATAAAAAGATCAGATTGACAAATACATCACCAGAAGCATTGGTTAATCTTAAAGATTTTACCGAAGAAGAGAAAAAAGAATTAGAAAAGAATTTAGAGGGTGTGGATATAGACGATGTGCCAGAACCTGGTGATGGTCAAACCAATATAGAAGATATTAGATTTACTGCCTATTCCCAATATCAACAGAAAAAGTGGTTAGAATTTGGAAATGCCAATCGTAGTGAGGTTATTAGATTAATCAAAGATGGTACGATTGAAAAGGTTTATCCTGGTCTGATAAAAAAATTAAAAATTGATCCTAATAATCCTGAAGAAAAAGTTGATCAACTTTTAAGTGGAAAGGGATCTGCAAGAGCTAGAAATAATTTAATGTTACAAGTTGCTAAACAGATACCAAACGGAAAAGCTGTCATCGAGGATGTCAACAATAATACAAAAAAAGTTTTATCTAATATAACAAAGGCAATTGGTGTTGAGCCTATTAAGTCAAAGATGCTTGAGGCTGTTAAAGAAAAATTACCTTTGAGAAGTTTAGTTTCGGGTGAAGAATCGATGGCTGTTGGTGATTTTATGATGGATAAGAGAACTATGAGAAAAGTATTTGGAACAAATGACTTTGATAAAATAAAAGATGATATAGAAGTAGATTTAAACGAAGTGCCACCAGTTATTAAATATGTTGGTAAAGGTGGTGGTGATCCTATAGTTATTGCCACAATAAACATCAGAGAAGAGGGAATTGGTTATGGTAATTCATTGAGATTTGATATGCAATTATCCAACGACTTTGCAAAAAAATCTAAAGAAGCACATGAAAGTGAGTTAAATCAGGCACCAAGAGCTTAATGAACACTCAACTCCTCTGTACATTCACCACTAACAAAAAGTTAGACCAAACCCTTATGGATATCAGCAGTAAGTTCAACGTTATCTATGAGAAGATTTACGTTCTACAGAATGAGGATAAACATAATGAATTGATCTGTACTTATAATGTAGAGAAGAACAGAGACTTAGATTTCAATGCGGTGGCAAACACCATTTCATTACATAGGAAAAAGATTACAAACACATTATACACGATAAATGCTCTGAATGAACT